GCTGTCGGGTCCTTGACGATCGCAGTGTATGCGGCTTCTGCCGCGACTTCTTCGGCCTGAAGCGCCGCCGTGGTTTGAATCCCCGCCGCGGCGTAAGCGTCGGCCAACAGCGTTACCTCAGAGACGCTGCTGTTCTGCAGGTCCACCAGCAGTTTGGCCGAGGCATACGAGATTCCGTAGTCCTTCGAAAGCTGTTGAATGGCGGCCGAGAGATTGGACGAGGCCTTGGCGACCGTATCACGAGCGACCTTCTCCGCGGCCAGTTGCTGGTCGACATAGATTCCCTGGGTAAGACCCGCGTCCTTCGCCGCCTGGAGGTTCGCGAGCGCGTCGTACTCGTCGCTTTCCGCTTGGGTCAGCGTGACCTGGTCTTTTTGGATGCCCTGCAGCTGAGAATCCAGGTCCTTGATGGTAGGCGAGAACTTTGTATAAGCAACCTGAAGAGCGGAATTGCCGTCCAGGAGGGCCTTCGCGATCTTGGCGCCATCGTTCTGGACCGCGTTCAGGTTCTGCTCGGCCAGGCGAACCTCGTCTGTGTCCGTCTTAAGTGTCCGGCGGGCTTCCTGTAGCGTCAGTGTTGCCGCGGCGACCGCAGCGGGATCACCCCCTTTCAGCGCCTCGTTATAGGCGTTCTGGGCCGCCGTGAGCGCAGCGTCGTCCGTTGCGGCCTGGGCTTTCGCCTCATTGACAGCAGCCAGGGCGGTAGCGTAGTCCTGGACTGCAGGTATTCCGGTCGCCTTGAGAAACGCGGCATGGGCCTGTTCCGTTTGAGCCAGTTCACTCGCCGCGGTCTTGGCCGCGCCGCGGGCCGTGGTCAGGTTCTGCTCGGCTGTCTTGACGTCATCGCGCGCATCGGCTGAGGTTTTTGAGGCAACCGCGAGCTGGGCTTCGAGATCCTCCAGCGTCTGTAGGTTGGGAGAAGCCTTCGCTCGCTCAGCGTTCAACGCCTGGAGCACCGCTTGCTCGTCGAGGTTGGCCTGCTTCAGAAACGCCTGGGCTCCGACGAGCGCGGACGACGCCGCTTCCTCATCCCAAATCGACGGGATGACAAGGGCTTTGCGATTCTCCGCGAGCGACTTCTCCGCTTCACCGGAGAGCTTCGTCGCCTCGGTGAGATCCGCCTCCATCTGGGCCAGCGCCTGTTTCGCTGCGAGAGCATCGCGCGCCACTTGTGCGGATGCTTCCGTTTTGGCCTGCTGCTCACCTTCCGCGACGATGGACGCTGCGAGCGCCGCGTCCTGTGCGATCTGGTTCTTAGTGCCGAGGTCGACCTGGGCGTTGACGACAGCAGCCGCTTCCGCCATGCTGCCGTATTTCCCGGTGAGGACGCCGACGCTTTCGGAGAGCTTATTGACGGTTCCGATGATCGTGGCCCACGTCACATCCCCGATGATCGCCATGAGCGTGCTGCCTTTGGTCTCTGTCCCTCCGGACATCGACTTGAGCAGCGCATCGAATGCGGCTTCGAGTTGGCTGATGTGATTCAGCGCTTCGGTGAACGGTCCCGCGGCCTTCTCACCGAAGTCTTCAAGCAGCGTGTCCCACTGAACCTTTACCGCGTTGATCGCGTTGGGGAGCGTTCCTTTGACCGCATCCCCGGCCGCGCCCATGCGCCGCTCGATGGTTGCCTGAAGGATCTGCAGGGCGTCGTCGGACTGCGGACCCATGGCCTGAAACGCATCCTTGACCTGGTTCGCCGAAATGCCCATGGTGTCGGCTAGGTCTTGGACCGAAATGCCCAGCGTCGCGAGCGTGCGAGGCATGATCGTCGCGCTGAGATAGATCCGGTCGAGGGACGATGCGACGTTGTCCATCGAGTTGCCGGTTCCCTCGGCTGCGTCGATGACCGCCTTCATCGCGGAAGGAATAGAAGCCGCCGCGACGCCGATCGCAGCCATCTTCTGAGCCGCCTGGTCAAGTTCGGGGAGCGAGAAGATGGACCCTAGGGCGAGGCCTTTCATAGCCTCAAGGGTGTCTTTCGCTGTTTCCGCTGATCCGGTTAGCGCGGTCAGCGCGACCGTGGCGAGTTGGATTTTGCCGTAAGCGTCGATTGACTCCTCGGCAAACGCTTTCAGGGACTCGATTCCCTCGGTGATTCCTAGGCCAATCCCGAAGATCTTCGCGATCTCACCGAGAGACGAGCCGAGGTCCTTGAAGTCACCGGAGGCTCCGCTGGCCGCCGATCCCAGTTCACTCAGGTTCGCCGCCGCGGGCCCGGAGTTTTGGTTGATCCCCGACTCTAACGCCGTTCCGATCTGCTGGCCGGCTTGGGTTGCGTCCTGAACCGCCCCTTGCAGGTCCTTAGTAAGCGCAGAAAGATCCGCGCCGACTTCGACGTATACGGACCCGAGATTGGAATTAAAGGCGCCCATCAGTTAATGAGTCCGTTCAATTCGTGCTCCCCGACTACTTTCCCGGCCATAGAACGGAGTTGGTCTCCCTTGCGGACGAACTCGCGCAGCTGTCGAAGCTGATCCTGCCATTCGGTTTTTGCGGATCGTGGGTCCGGCGGCATGAAATCGTCCACGGTAAGCGCGCGCCCGCTCTTGTGTTTGGCTCCCATGGATGTCGCCATATAGAACCGCCAGCGCCCCTCCTTTATCGCCTGCGCGCGATAGAAGGCGTGCAGTTCCCGCGGCGTGCTGTTCCAGAACTGCCGTTCGGTGAGCCCCAAGTCCAGCAGAGCCGACGCCCGCAGATCGAGCCAGTACTGGTCCCGGTCTACTGCAGGCTTGGAGACTGTTCCGTGGCTTGGGGCCGTGCTTTTGAGAGAGCGACACCCAACTTGCGGAATGCGTCCGGAAGCTCTTCGTAAGGAATCAGCCCTGCCAACTCTTCGACCGTGAACGTGTGATCCACCGTGGAAAGGCAGGCGGCCAGGATCTTCATCGAATGCTCCAAGGGCCGGCCGCCGGGTTCTGCTAGGGACACGCCCAGCCTTTCGAGGATGAGCGCGCCCCAGGTCGTGAGCCGAACCGGGAAAGTCTGGTCTCCCAGAGTGAGCGTCGGATATTCTAGGCCAGTTGGTAACTTTTCGTCTTCCATTCAAGCGTCCTTTAGGCGAGCGTGGGCAGTCCGTCGATCTCGATGGTGAGCGTTGCTTCCTCGACGCCCGCAACCGGAGCGTTAATAGAAAACTGGCTCACGTATCCGTAGAACGTGAACCGGGTCGGAGCGGCGTCCGGGAACTGAACCCGGAAGTGGGTCCGCGTGCGATTCGTCAACAGTCCGAGCATTCCAGTTGCGGTGTCGTTGTGAGTCGTGTTCGTGGGGACGTAGAAGATCTTGGCCTGCACCTTGCCCGCATCGAGCAGCGTGATGATTTTCTGGCGCCACGGGGTCCCTGTGGAATGGCTGGTCACGTCGACGACAGTTGCCGAGGGCTGAATCGGCTGGAAGTCGTTGACGTTGGCAACGGTTGTCCAGACCTCGGGGCTCGCTCCGTCTCCGGTCTGCAAGAGGGTGTTAATTGCGGCTAAAGCGGCTGCGGACATGGTTGGTTCGCTCCTTTAAGCTGAGTCGGTGAAATAGATGCGGGCTTCCACGAAGCCGCGATAGACAACTGGTTCCGGTTGTGGCTCGTCGGTGAGCCACTGATTGAGAATGAAGTTCGGGTGATTCGAGCCCGCCATTGCGAGAACGTCGATCGCTCGAATAAGCGCGTCCATGACAGACTGAGCCTGACTGCTGTCGGGACTCCAGCAGTCGTTCTGCACGCGCGCCACGCAGAGCGAATTGCGGCCGCCCATAGAATACAGGCGCGAAGTGGCGATGCGCTGGAATCGGACGCAGGGATACGTCGGCTCCTGGTCGATGCGGAGGCCGACACGCTGGCCCACCAGCGCCACAAGAGGCGCGTATGTGAGAAGCGCTGTGCGATAGTCTGCTTCAAATCCCATGCCTCACTTCAAAAGCACTCCGAGCGCGTCAGCTACTTCCTGAACCGCCGCTCCTTTCTCGGACTCAAACGCCGGGCGAAGATAGGGCTCCGGGCGCATCCGTCGCGTGCCGAGTTCCACGTAAACGCCGTAATCGACACCCGGGCTCACTCGGGCAGTCACGCGGTCGGGCGATTCCTGGACCACGTCGGTATGAATCGAGCGCCGCAGCGTGCCGGTTTTGACCGGAACCAGCGCCTTCGATTCGTTCTCGATCAGCAGAGAGCCGGAAGTGACGGCGGGAACCAGGCCGGAACGAAGCCGGTCCACCAGGAGGGCGCTATTGTCAACGGTGGTGACGTTCATAGCGTGTACTCCATGACTTCCAGGCGCGTCTGCGTCTTGAAGGCGTCGTAATCGGAACCGATGATGTTCCAGTTGCCGCCGTCGATCACCGCGCGGTCTTTCATCTGGATACTGGGAAAGTAGCCATCCAGAAGAACGTGAAACTCCTGCTTTTCGTCGACGCGGTCGACTTGGCGCATTTCAGCAGACCCACCGATGCGAATCACCGAAGGCGGCGATACGTGGCAGGGAATATTCACCAGGCCGGTTACATTTGCGAAGGTTTGGTTCAGAACGCCCAAGCTGTCGCGCGTCCCGACAAGCCGTTGAATGGTGCAGAGAGACGGGAATTGCCCCGCTCTTGCCGCCTGGGGGATCACCCGGGCGATGTCGTTCGACATTCTGGCTTCGGCCTGTCTCACACTACCTGCCTCTGAA